CCTGAATGACACAAAAAGTGTTGACAGAATGAAAATAAGTAGTTAATATAAAAGTGTCATTTAGGACACTTTAAGAGAAAGGGGTGGAAAACATGAATAAACTAAAACTGGAATATGAAATGAAAATGAAGGGTATTACTGCGGCGGAAATGTACAATGCGCTGCAGATTTCACGTTCTGCATTTTACCGTAAATGCAATGGGAAAACAGAATTCACCAGAAGGGAGATTGAAGAAATCATTGAAATCCTTGGGATTGACAAGGTGGAGGCACTGGAAGGAATTTTTTTTGATGAAAAAGTGTCTTAAAAGATACTTATGAGTGGGAGGGGGCAAGGAGCAAAAGTTTTTGGCAAGATACAAGGAGGGAGAAAGATGTCTTTAGAGAAAGCTTTGGAGCTTCTGGGATTTTTGCAGGAATGCAAGGAAGGGCAGACGGCGGGATACATAGATGCGAATGAGGCGGCTTTTAGAGAAGCGGTTGAGGTGGCGGCTGGATGTATCAAAAAGCAATTACATTTTCAGAGGGTCATAAACGATGCCGTGTTCGAGTGCTTCATGTTAGCACATGAAGAATGAGCGGAGTTTTTCCTGACAGTGGGTGCAAACAGGCATACCATTAGAAAATTCGCATCCATTGAAAGGAGAATAGACCCAGTTTCCATTTTGGATTTGAACACCTCGAAGTTGAGAGGTTCGGATTTTACCGTAAATTTGCGGACAAGCAATTTCAATATCAAAAAAACGCATATTTCCTACCTTTCTTCCAGCCGCCAATAACAGGATATTGGAAGGAAAGCGGAAAGTCAATTAAAACGGAAGCGGCAAGCAGAGCAAAGAAGAAAGACAACAACGAATAGGACAAAATCGGCAGTACATACAGTTTAACAGGAGGTGGTTTTTATGCCGAGGAGAGCACCAAAGAAGTACAACGTAACCATTACTTACTGCGAGCATACACCGGAGGAGGAGGCACGCATCAGCGAGCAGGTAAGAGAGGCGATTTATCAAGCCAAGATGATTGCCATAAAGAAAAGAGAGGAAGCGGCGGCAAAGGAAGCAGCAAATACATAAGAGGGGCTTTGCCCCATGAGGTGGACAAGCTATGGAAAGGAGAAAGAAGATGGAGAAAGCAACGACAAACAGCCTGCGGCGGGAAGCGGAGGAGCTGGGACTGCGGGAAGGAAGAAAGGTTGATGTGATTGACAGCATTGACGGAGAGGAGAACGAGCGGCGGAGAAAGCGGAGCGGCGTTGTGGTGCGGTTATTCCAGCATTTCTTTCAATGCGACATGGGCGGGTACAAGGAATGTTTCCGATACAACTGCTTACTGCGGACAGAAATGGGAGAGAAGGTGCGTTTGCGTGGATTTTGAAAAACTGGTTCTGATTTACATTATTCTTTTTACCGTGCTTGCGACGGGCTTTGCAGCGGCATTGCTTGAAAATGCGAAGCTGACAAGAGAAAATGAGCGGCTGAAAAAGATTCTTTATCGGAGGGGATACAAATGAAATTTGCGGACATTGCGAAGCGGGCGAAGGCAACGAAGATTGCCTGTGTGCTGACGGATGAAAACGGTGTGCAGTGGGTAAATGTGGGCGCGGCTGTGTACCGCTTGGAAGGGTTGCCGAAGATGAGCTCGGAGGATTTCCTGCGGCTGGCAGGGGTATCCGAGGAAAAAATCGGAAGCTTTTATGTAGAAGGGAATAATATTTCGGAAACATCACTTCGGAACGAGACGGGGGATGAAATAGCGCTGACAAGTGACATGGCGGGGCTTGTGGTCGACATGGATGGATACAGGCTGATGCCGTTTTACACGGCGTTGCATGGCGTAATCTGGCTTGATGTAAAGAACATGGAGCCAATCATGAAGGGGGATACAAATTATCTGCGGTTCTTCCTGCGGAGGTTTGGGAACGGCTGGATGATTGCGGTGAAGGACGGGCTGGTGCTGATTGCCATTATTCCCGAGAAAAAGATGTCGGAGTTCCTTTATGAGCAGGTGCAGATATTATGGATGCGATGCGAACAGAGAGGCGTGGAAACGGAAAGAGAGGAGGAAGGACGAAACATGAAATATCAGGTATGCGAACACTGCGGGGCGCATTTAGACCACGGGGAGAAATGTGACTGTGAAAACGAGAAATAAAGAACAAAAAAAGACCGGTGCCGAAGGGGAAATTCGGTACCGGTCGAGCGGTAGGGAAACCGCCGAAATACTTAACTGAATTATAGCAGAAAAAGGCTGAAAAATCAAGGGTTGGGGAACCCTTTTGCTCCTTGATAATATCATTAACAATTCAGCCATTGCACCATATACATAGGGGAATAATAGGAATAAGAAACAGAGGTGGAACGGATGCCGAGATACTTAAAGAAGATTTGGGCGGGGGATGTATACGAAGCGAAGGAATACAACAGCCCAAGACAGAAGGGGAAGGGCTGCGAAAGAGCCATGCGGGAAAACATCAGCCCGGAAAAAATAGCGGAATACAATTTTCTGGAAACGAGGAAGAAATGCGGGCGGATGATAAACGCAAACTTCAAGGCGGGGGACATTTTTTTGACGCTGACCTACAGAGAGAGGGTTGGGATTGAGGATGCCCTACGGCTTTTCAGAAATTTCATTTGGAGATTGAAGCGGCTGCGAAAGCGAAAGGGACTGGATGCACTGAAATACATATATGTGATTGAGACGGGGAAGAAGGGCAGGGAGCACCTGCACATGATTATCAATGACATGGACGTAACGCTGAAGGAGATTACGGAGCTTTGGGGGCTGGGGCGCGTGATGATTTCCAGACTGGAGCCGGGAGGCGACTACACAGGGCTTGCGTTTTACATCACGAAGGAGAACTACAAGGAATACGGACGCAGATGGAACGGGAGCCGCAATTTAGAAAAGCCAAAGGAAACTGTGACCGAGGTGGTGAAAAGCCGAAGGCTGCGGGTGCCGAAAAATTACAGGGTGGTAGAGGAAATCAACTACTACAGCGACATGACGGGATTCACCAGATACATGAAGGCAATACGAATTGGAGGAGAGGACTATGGCGAAGGGAAGCCACACGAGCAGTATTTTGACGGGGAAGGATAAATACTGCTATCTGACGGGAGAGACAAGAGGCTTGGAGAAGCATCACATCTACTTTGGGGCGGGACTGCGGCAGATTTCCGACAAGCACGGATTCTGGGTTTGGCTGACGGCGGAAAAGCACAGAGGGACAAAAGGCGTGCATGGCAGGGACGGACACGAGACAGACCTGCGCTTGAAGCGGGCTTGCCAGCGGAGGTTTGAGGAAACACACAGCCGCGAGGAATTTATGGCAATTATCGGACGGAGCTACTTACCGGATGAGCCAGAAGTAGAAACGCAGATACCTGCGGATACGGACGGATTTTATTTGCTGTAGGAGGTGTAAGTATGGGTAAAGGCATTACATATAGCATAAGCGGAAGAGACTGCCCCTGCTGCGGATGCCAAGAGAGGATTGTCGGTTGTCATGGAAAGTGCGACCAGTATAAAACATGGGACGAGAAGCGGCAGGCGGAGAAGATGGAGAGATTCAGAAGGACAAGCATACTGCATGAAGCGGATAAGAGAAAGAGCGCAGCGGTAAGCCATTACAAGAGAAGGGGGAGGCAGGCATGAACAAGGTGATTCTGATGGGGCGGCTGACAAGCGACCCCAAAATGGATTGGACACGTTCGGAGGATTCTAAGCAGTACGCTACATACACGCTGGCGGTCAATCGCAGATTTAAGCGGAATGGAGAACAGGAAGCGGATTTTATCAACTGCGTTGCATGGGGAGCCATGGCGGAGTTCGCCGAAAAATACATGAAAAAGGGTGTTATGTTTGCGGTAGTCGGGCGGCTGAATGTCAGAAGCTGGGAGAAGGACGGCGAAAGGCACTGGGCGACAACGGTAATCGTGGAGGAGTGCTTCTTTACCGGTGGAAAAAAGGATGCAGAGAGCAAGCCGGCACAGAGTAAGCCGGCACAGAGCAAGCCTGCGGCGCAGAACGGAAAACAAATGGGGTTGGCGGAGCAGAAGGGTTTCTATCCCATTGAAGAAAGTGTTGAGGATGATGATTTGCCGTTTTGATTGGAGGGATAGGGCATGAGGCAGATAGATTTTTTTGAGGAAATGATAATAGACAATTTCGCAGGCGGAGGCGGTGCATCAACCGGAATAGAGTTTGCCACAGGCAGGGCGGTGGATGCAGCCATCAACCACGACCCGGATGCAATTCTGATGCACCGGACGAATCATCCGCAAACAAGGCATTACTGCGAAAGCGTATGGGACATAGACCCGTGGGAGGTCACGAGGGGCAGACCTGTCGGGCTGGCGTGGTTCTCTCCGGACTGCAAGCATTTTTCCAAAGCGAAGGGCAGTAAGCCCGTAGACAGAAATATTCGCGGTCTGGCATGGATTGTGCTGAAATGGGCGGGGACGGTTAAGCCGAGAGTTATCATCTTGGAGAACGTGGAAGAATTTCAGACATGGGGTCCGGTGCGAAAAGGAAAGCCTGTGAAAAGCAGGCGCGGCGAAACCTTCCGCAAGTGGAAGGAGCAGCTACAGGTGCTTGGCTATGAGATAGAACATCGGGAGCTTGTAGCGGCGGACTATGGTGCGCCGACCATCCGAAAGAGATTTTTCCTGATTGCCAGATGTGACGGAAAGAAGATTATCTGGCCGGAACGCACCCATGCGCCGAAGGACAGCGAAGAAGTAAAAAACGGAAAATGTAAGCCATGGAGAGGAGCGGCGGAGATTATCGACTGGACGATTCCATGCCCGTCTATTTTTGACACAACGGATGAAATCAAAGAAAAATACGGTATCCGTGCTGTGCGCCCTTTGGCGGTAAATACACAGAAACGCATTGCAAGAGGCATCGAGAAATTTGTATTGCAGAATAAAGAGCCTTTTATTGTTCCTATTGGTTACGGGGAAAGAAAAGGGCAGGCACCGAGGGTGCATGATATTAAAGAACCTGTAAGTACTGTTGTAAGCAGCGGAAAACAGTACCTGTGTCAACCGGAACTTAGTCCGTTTATTGTACAAGTGAACCATAAAGGAGAACAATTTAGGGGTCAGGAACTGAAAGAACCCATTCCGACAATTACAGGAAAGCATGGATATGGTCTGGCAACACCTGTAATGACTGCTATAGCAGTATCCAAGGCTGAACAATGCCTTGCGATGCCTTCTCTGATTCAGTATCACACAGAGCAATCGGAAAGGGTGAGAGGTCAGGGGATGGATGAACCGATCATGACGCTGGATGCGGCGAACCGATACGGACTTTCTGTGGCATATCTGGCGGAATACTTCCAGAATGGCAGACCGCTGGATGTGAATAGTCCCTTACATACCTCAACTACGAAGGACAGGGAGTGCCTTTGCATGGCTCACATGGAAAAGTTTTTCAGCGGCGGCTATACAGGGAACGGCAGTGATGCAAATACGCCGCTTGGAACGGTTACGGCTGTAGACCACAATGGTCTGGTTGAAACCTTTATTTCCAAATTTTACAAAACGGGCATCGGACAGAAGCCGGACGAGCCCTTGCATACGGTTACAACATCCGCAGGGCATTTCGGCGTTGTCACAGTGAAAATGAGCCGGTCGGAAATGAACCTGCATCACTGGAACGAGGTCAGAGAACTGCTGAATGCGTACTGCGGGTATGCAATCGCAGAGGATGAAATTCTGCTGCTGGATGTCAATGGAACGCTGTATTTCATCAGTGACATCGGACTGCGGATGCTGACTCCGAGGGAACTGTACGCGGCGAATGGGTTTCCGCCCGATTACATCATCGACCATGATTACACTGGGAAAGCCTATGGCAAAACAAAACAGGTCGCACGCTGCGGAAATGCGGTGCCGCCGCCGTTCGCAGAAGCTCTTGTAAGGGCAAATCTGCCGGAAATGTGCGGGAGACAGTTTGAAACCATGAAGGAACTGCATGGGGTGATTTAAGGAGTGAGGAAAATGCAAAATGTATTAGAGCGGATGGAAGCCATCGGCGCGGAGCGGAAGATGGCGGACTTCAACGTAAAAATGAAAATGGACTACGAGTTCAAAAAGAATTATGCCTACATCAGGGCGTGGGAATTCTACAACGAGTGTTGCGCCAGAGGGCTGAACTGCCATGTATCGGTAGGCGGATTGGACAGCATTACACTGTTCCTGTTCCTGCGGAGCATCGGGATTTATGTACCCGGCATCAGTGTGTCCCATCTGGAGGACAGGAGCATACAGGAAGTACATAAGCAGCTCGGAATTGAGCGGGTTCAGCCGTTGAAGCGGGCGGACGGCACGGTCTGGAATAAGGCGAAAATCATTCAGGAGTTCGGCTTTCCTGTGTTATCGAAGGAGATTGCATCGAAGATTGAACTTTTGCAGAATCCATCAGAGAAAAACAAAACCGTGCGTCATGCGATTATCACCGGAGAGACGGGCGCATACGGCGGCTACCAGAAAAATTCACGCATGAAGCTGTCGCAGAAATGGCTGGAGAAATTCGGTGGCTATGAGAACGAAACAGAGGGCGTGAATTATGGTGTACCGGATTTCAAGGTATCGGCAAAGTGCTGTTATTATCTCAAGGAAAAGCCCTGTGACGATTGGGCGAAGCAGCACAACAGTGTGCCTTATCTCGGGCTGATGGCATCCGAGGGTGGCAGAAGGGCAAAGAGCCTGAAAATCAACGGATGCAATTATTTTGGCAAGAGCACGATTCGTTCTGCGCCGTTTGCGATTTTCAATAGACAGGATATTTTACAGCTGGCGTTAGAGCTGGATGTGCCTGTGCCTGCGATTTACGGCACGATTGAACGAAAAGAGGATGGCACTCTCTATACCACCAAGGCACAGCGGACAGGCTGCAGCATGTGCGGGTTCGGGATACACATGGAAAAGCGTCCGCATAGATTCGACCTCCTGCGGGAGCGGAACGAGAAGGAATGGAAATTCTGGATGTACGATATCGGCTGGGGACATGTGCTGGACTATATCGGTGTGGAATGGGAAACGCCTGTGGCGGAACAGATGAAGATAGGAGAGGTATAAATGAATATCGAGATTTCAAAAGAACGAATGCTGGAAATGGCGAAGAAGCTGGCAAGCATGGACTTCTGTCCGGAACAGAGGGTGTTTTATAAAAACATTCTGCGAATGGTGAAAGCGGATACTGAGGGGCGGCTGTTGGTGCTGCCTTGCAGGGTTGGAGATACGGTGTATGAAATCCTCGAAGAAACCGTACCAAACCACTATTTTTATATCAGCGAGCACAAGGTGCAGGATGTATCGGTAAAGGCTGTCAAGTATGCCGATGAATGGGCATCGTATGACTATGAGAACCTGTATTTCACAAGAGAGGAAGCGGAAGCGGCACTGGAGAAAAGGAGGGGAGAGGCATGAGAGGAACAAAGCCGACGAAACGGCAGAAGATATTCCTAAAGGAGCACAGGCTGAACAGTGACAACTGGCTAATCTGCAAGGACACGCCTACGGAAATGGTGATTAAGCACAGAATGAGCGAGAAGGAAAGAATCTTGAAGAAGGGCTGACCGACGAAAGGAGGGAGAGGCAATGCCGAATGATTCGACGGTTGCGCGGTGTCCGTTTTACATAAAGAGCAACCAGACGACAATTTATTGTGAAAGCAATGTGAGCCTGGAGCGGCAGGAGGACGAGCCGGAGCGGAGCTATGCACACATTTTTCAAAATGCAGCGAAGAAAAAGAATTTCGTAAAGGAGCACTGCGGGAGATACCCCGACATGAATTGCCCTTACGCAGAATACATGGAGAGAGAATACGCAGGAGGAAGCGGAAATGAAGGTAAGAGAAAAGCTGAAAAGAGCAAAGCGGCAGTTAGAAAATCAGGAAAAAATGATTGCAGGACTGGAAAGAGGAAACAGATATCTGCACGGCGTATGCGAGCGGGCGCAGCGGGAAATGGTGGCGCAGCAGGAGGCGGAAAAGCAGAAGGATGAGCTGATGCTTTTTCTGATGGCGGGGTGTGCGCTGGCGGCAGGCGGAGCGGTTACGATTCAGACGGAAAATATGGGGCGTGTATTGGAAGAAAAGCGTGTGTTATTTCATGCGGACTTTGAGAAGCACCTGGCAACGGTCAGTGTGGTAGACGAGGAGCAGGCATAAAAGCCTGTTCTTTTTTTGTGTGCGGCGGAGGAGAGGGGGCGGGGGCAAATGGTGCAGAAATGTGATAGATTTTAGAAAAACGGTACACGAGGCGGAGAGGGGGCGAGAAAAGCACCTCTGCAAGGGGGGAGAAAGTGATGGAGAAAAAGACAGAAAGGCGGGATTGGGGAGAGATTAAAAACGCCTATATTACAGGCAAGGAGAGCCTAAACAAGCTGGCGGAAAGATACGAAATCCCCTTACGGACGATAAAGGACAGGAGCAGGAAAGAGAACTGGGTGGAGGAGCGGAAAAAATTCCGCACCGGCGTTGCACAGGAGGCATCCCGAAAAACGGCGAAAAAAGAAGTGAAGCGTCTGGTGAAGCTGCGGGATGTTGCGGAGGATGTGGCAGACCTGATCGGACAGGACGTGGAGCGGATGAAAAAGCTCAGGGAAAAGCGGAAAAGCGTAACACCGGAGGACGTGAAAATGATTAAGGATTTGACGGTAGCACTGAAGAACATAGCGGATGTGATGCGGGATGTTTACGACATTCCGACGATTCGGGAAAAGCTGCTGCAGGCAAAATACAACGACTACAAGCGGATTCTGGCGGAAATGGAAAAAGCACCTGAGGACAGCCTGATTGTGCTGGCGGAGACATTGGAAAGAGTGGAAGAAGATGACATGGAAGAAATGGACAAAGACGGTGGAGGAGCTACGGAAGGAGAAGAAGGTAATCTGGAGCCCACAGCCGAAGCAGATTGAATTTATGCAAAGACCGGAGTATGAGGCATTTTACGGGGGAGCGGCAGGCGGCGGCAAGAGCGACAGCCTGCTGATGGAGGCACTGAGGCAGGTAAACATACCGCACTACAAGGGGCTTATCATCCGAAAGACATACCCCGAATTATCGGAGCTGATAGACAAGAGCCTGCGGTTTTACGGGGCGGCGTTTCCGAAGGCGAAATACAACGGGAGCGAACACGTTTGGAAATTTCCGAGCGGCGCAAAGATTTACTTTGGGAGCCTACATCATGCGAAGGACAAAATCAAATACCAAGGGAAGGAATTTGACTTCATTGGTTTTGACGAGCTGACGCATTTCACATGGGACGAATACAGCTATCTTTTTTCCCGAAACAGACCGAGCGGCAAGGGGACGAGGGTATACATGCGGGCAACAGGGAACCCCGGCGGCATCGGGCACGGATGGGTGAAAAGCCGCTTTATTACGGCGGCACCGCCCAAGACAACGATATGGGAAAGCTACAGCGTGGAGGCACCGGACGGCAGAGAAATCAAGATGAAGCGGGACAGGATATTCATTCCCTCTACGGTATTTGACAACCCTGCGCTGTTGCAGAACAACCCCGAATACCTTGCCAGCCTTGCAATGATGAGCGAATCGGAGAAAAAAGCACTGCTTTACGGGGACTGGGACTGCTTCAGCGGACAGGTATTCAGCGAATGGTGCGACGACCCTGCGGGATACGAAACAAGGCGGTGGAGCCATGTGATCAAGCCGTTTCTGATTCCGGAGCATTGGAAGATTGTGCGGGGGTTTGACTTTGGTTTCAGCAGACCATTCAGCGTAGGCTGGTATGCGGTGGACGAAAAGGGTGTGCTTTACCGCATTGCAGAATACTACGGCTGCACGGGTGTGCCGAACGAGGGTATCCGCATCAACCCGAAGGAGATTGCGGCGGGGATACGGGAGATAGAAACGACGCATCCGCTTTTGAAGGGAAAGCGCATTACAGGTGTAGCCGACCCAAGCATTTTTGAGAAAAGCCGCGGGGAAAGCATAGCGGAGCAGATGGAGTATTTCCCGCACTTCATTTCATGGGAGAAGGGGGACAACACACGCCTTGCGGGGAAGATGCAGTTTCACTACAGGCTCGCCTTTGACGAGGAGGGGCGGAGCATGTTCTACTGCTTTGACACCTGCAAGCACTTCCTGCGGACGATACCGAATCTGGTATATGACGAGGCGAAGGTGGAGGATATCGACACAGAGGGAGAGGATCACATCTACGACGAGTGCAGATACATCTTCATGTCGCGCCCGATTTCGCCAAGAAAGACAACGCCGAAGCTGATGCCGCTGGAAGACCCTCTGAACCTATTCGGCGGAGAGAGAGCAGACGGAAAATATCAATTCTACAGAGTATAGGAGAAGGAGGAAGGAACATGTTTGACGAGATAGAAAGCAGCGTAATTGTGAAAAAGGGAGAGGAGCTTCTGCGAAAATACATGGACGGTAAGAAGAACCTTGACAAAAGGATTGTAGAGAATGAGCAGTGGTACAAGATGCTGCACTGGGAACAAATCAGAGACAGGGACAACGGTCCGCGGACGGCTTCTGCGTGGCTATTCAACAGCTTAGCGAACAAGCACGCGGACGCAATGGACAACTACCCACAGCCGAACTTTTTGCCGAGAGAGGAGGGGGACAAGGCGGATGCGGAGGTGCTTTCCAAGATTGTGCCTGTGATTTTGAAGCAGAACAACTTTGAGCAGGCATACAACGACGCATGGCACGACAAGCTGAAAAGCGGCACAGGGGTTTACAAGGTTTTCTGGGACAAGGATAAGGACAACGGCGTGGGGGACATCGGCATTGTGGACGTGGATATTCTCAACCTATTCTGGGAGCCGGGGGTGAAGGATATTCAGAAAAGCCCGCACCTGTTTCACATTGAACTGGTGAACAGGGAGGAGCTGGAGGGGGAATACCCTGATTTCAAATTCAGAGGCAGCGGGGATATACGGAGTGCAAAATACATGCACGATGACACGATTGACACGACGGACAAGTGCATGGTAGTGGACTGGTATTACAAAAAGCACGAGGGCGGAAGAATGACGCTGCATTTTATTAAATTCTGCGAAGGGAATCTGCTTTATGCGACGGAGCAGGAGGAAGGAATGGAGAACGGGCTTTATGCACACGGGCGATACCCGTATGAATTCGACGTACTCTTTCCCGAAAAGGACAGCCCGGCGGGGTTTGGCTATGTGGACATTATGAAGGACGCGCAGATTTCGATTGACAACATGTGGATCAGCTTTGAGAAGAATGTGAAATGGTGCAGTGAGCCGCGATATTTTGCAAAGGACGGCAGCGGCATAAACGCGGAACAATTTGCAGACCTGCGGAACACGATTGTAAATTACACCGGGGACATTGAAAACATTAAGCCGATACAGACGGCACCTGTGGGCGGGATTGCGACGAACCTTTACCAGCTGAAAATTGACGAGCTGAAGGAGACGAGCAGCAACAGAGACTTTTCGCAGGGGGGCACGGCAAGCGGCGTAACGGCGGCAAGCGCGATTGCGGCATTACAGGAGGCAGGAAGCAAGACGAGCCGAGACATGATTAAATCGGCATACCGCGCGTTTGAGAGAATCAATATTCTGGTGGTGGAGTTAATCAGAGAATTTTACGACGAGGAGCGGGAGTTCAGAATCACCGGGCAGCAGGGGGAGGAATTCATCCGCTACAGCAATGAGAACCTGAAACCGACAGAGGAAACCATTATGGGACAGGTTTCCGTGAGCAGCAGAAAGCCCATCTTTGACATAAACATTACGAGCCAGAAAAGCAGCCCCTTTTCCCGCATTGCGCAGAACGAGCTTGCAAAGGAGCTTTACGGAGCGGGGCTATTCAACCCGCAGCTGACAGACCAAGCCCTGATTTGCTTAGAGATGATGGACTTTGAGGGGCGGGAGGAAATCATACGGAAGGTGAGCCAGAATGGGGCAATGCTGCAGCAGCTACAGCAGATGCAGACGCAGATACAGCAGATGGCGCAGGTGATTACAGAGCTGACAGGCAGAGACATGATAGGAGCCGTAAGCGGCGAAGCGGCAGGAGAGGAAATGCCGCCGACCACGGGCGGAGGCAGTACGGATGCATTAGGCAATGCCTACCGGAGCGCAAAGGGCAACACGATTGCGGAACGGGCAAAGACAACGACAAGAGAGCGGACAGCGGTAAATTAAAGGGGGAAGGCACATGACAGAGATTAGATGGGCGGAGACGGCGGACATCTGCTACATACGGGCGGAGGGACATGCGGGATACAATCCGGGGAACGACATTGTTTGTGCGGCGATTTCAGCCCTGATGCAGACGCTTTATGCAGGGCTTGACAGCGTATGTCATGCAATGGTTGCGGAGCGGCACAGTGACGGGAAGATGCTTGTTGTAGCCTACAAGGAAGGAGACAGAAAAAGGGAGATAGAAACGCTTTTTCGGGGGATTTTGTGCGGCTTGGAGCTGATCGCGGAGGAATACGCAGACTGCGTAGAAATGGGGCCGCTGGAAGATGAAAAGTGGGTGGGGGAAAGAAAAAAAGAAATATATTAAAATAGCGGTAGGCACCTCGGAGAGACGAAAGGGAACAAGAATGACACACCGGAAAGACGGTAGGAAAAAAGACACACTGGAAAGACAGTAGAGGAGGAAAACCATGAAGCATTACGAAATGAATTTGCGACTTTTTGACGGCGAAGGAGGAGCGGCGGGCACTGCAGCGGCAGGCGCGACCACGACCGGAGCAGAAGCAGGCGCAGCTGGCGGCGAAAGCAGGGACTTCAACGCAGAATTTGACACCATGGTAAAGGGCGAATACAAGGATGCCTTTGACACAAGGGTGCAGAAGATTGTGCAGGCGAGACTAAAAAACAGCAAGCAGACGGAAAGCAAGCTGAAGGATGCAGAGGGACTGCTGGCAATGGTAGGCGAAAGATACAACCTTGACGGCAAGGACTTTACGGCACTGAAGGCGGCACTGGAGGGCGACAGGCAGTACCTTGAGGCGGAGGCTCTGGAAAAGGGCATGACCGTAGAGCAGCTGGCGCAGTTCAAAAAAATGGAACGGGAGAATAAAGCATTTCAGGAGCAGATTGCACAGGACAGACAGCGGCAGGAATTTGAGCAGAAATTTGCCGCATGGACGCAGGAGGCGGAGCGACTGAAAGAAAAATTCCCTGCGCTTGACCTTGCGGCGGAATTTGACAATCCCGAATTTGTACGAATGCTGGATCATGGTATCAGTGTGGGGACGGCTTATCAGGCGGTTCATTTTGATGACCTGATGGGCGGTGCGCTGCAGCACACGGCAGCAACAACAGAGAGAAAGGTTCTGGACAGCATCCGCGCACGCGGCGCAAGACCGGCAGAGAACGGCGCGAGCGGCAGCAGCGGGGCAAGAGAGAAACCGATTGACGTAACAAAATTAACAAAACAGCAGAGAAATGAACTGATTGAGAGGGCGAGAAGAAACCCTGACGAGAGAATCACATTCTCCTGATTGGTTCTGAAAAAAGGAGGACAGAAGAAATGAAAAAACAGAGAATGAATCTGCGTCTGTTTGACGTGATGACAACGACGACAGAGACGCTGTCGGCGGAAATGAAAATTTTCTATGACGGCGTGCTTCTGGACAACGCAAAGCCGAACCTGGTTCACGACCAATTCGGACAGAAAAGACCTATCCCCAAAAACGGCGGTAAGGAGATTGAATTCAGACGCTACAAGACACTGCCGAAGGCACTGACTGCGCTGACAGAGGGCGTGACACCCGACCCGAATAAGATGAGCGTTACAACGGTAACGGCGAAGGTGAAGCAGTACGGCGACTGGATTTCGCTTTCCGACGTATTACTGCTGACGGCGATTGATAACAACCTGACAGAGGCGGTAGTGCTTTTGGGCGACCAGAGCGGCAGAACACTGGACACCATCACGAGAGAGGTTATCAACGGCGGGACAAACGTACTGTATGCGCCTGCGGGGGCAACACCCGTAACCACAAGGGCAGGCATCAAGGCAAACAGCCTGATGAGCCTGCAGCTGATTATGAAGGCGGCGGCAATTTTGAAGGGCGCAAACACAGTGCCTTTTGACAAGAGCTATGTGGCTATTGTGCATCCTTATGTTGCTTATGACCTGATGCAGGATGAAAAATGGGAGGAATGGAACAAATACACCAATGCAGAGGCAATGTACGAAGGCGAGCTGGGGCGCATCGGCAATGTGCGCTTTGTGGAATCGACCGAGGCAAAAATCTGGGACAAGAATACCGCAGGCGGTGACGTTTCCGTATTCTCTACACTGGTAATCGGGAAAAATGCTTACGGCGTGACAGAGGTAGAAGGCGGCGGCTTGCAGACGATTGTGAAACAGCTGGGCAGCGGCGGCACGGCAGATCCTCTGAACCAGAGAGCATCCGCAGGCTGGAAGGCAATCAAGACGGCGGAAATTCTTTCTGATGAATTCATGGTAAGAATCGAAAGCAGCTCCAGCTTCAGCGCGGCGGCGGCGAACTAAGAAAAGGAGGACAACCCTATGGCTACAAAAAAAGAAACCACGGCGGAACAGACAGCGGAAAGCACAATGCCTACACAGGAGGAAATGCAGAAGCTGCTGGAGGAAAATGCAAGGCTGAAAGCCGAAAGAGACGCGGCGGAGGCGGCAAGGATTGATGCGGAGCTGCTGGCGGCGGAAAGAAAAGAAGAAGGCAAGACCGAAGAAAAAGAGGCGGAGCTGACAGCCGGACAGAAGCAGGTGCAGATGGAAAAGCGGATGCAGGAGGCTATGGAGGCGGCAAAGGCGGAAAAGGAAACCATCCGCCTGCCAATTACCGGAAACGGTGATGACGATGTATTCGTAAGCGTGAACGGATACAAATACCTGATTCAGCGCGGGAAAGAGGTTGAAGTGCCCCGCTTTGTGGCAGAGGTGCTGAAAAACAGCGAAAACCAGAAGGCGGCAACCTACAGAATGATGGAGGAAATGCAGAAGAAAGCGGAAGACGGCACAGGCCAGTTTCTGTAAGATGACGGATGGCGGAGGCAGAAATGCTTCCGCTTTTCTTACAATAGCGGATTTTTCGGAAGGAGGGAGAAGAAAGTGATTTCGATTATCGGGAAGGAAATGCTTTTTCCGAACGAGGAACAGACCTTTATTGCAGGGGACACGCGGACAGTGAGCCGCACCTTCATGATGAAGCGATACGAGGCGGACAGAATTGACCTTTCGCCGCTGACCTTTCGGCTGGATGTGGAATACAAGAGCGGGAAGAAGGACACTCTGCTTTTAATCAAGACGGTGCAGGAGGAAAGCATTGCATTATTGCTTGAGGTGGATGCGGGGATTTTCAGAGAGAACGGGACGGTTTTCATTGCCGTGCGAGGGAATGACGCGGACGGCGTGCTGAACTGGACAACGGCGAAAGCACCTGTTTTTGTGGAAGGCGCGATTGACACCGACGGAGACTGGAAGGGCGATTTGAGCGAGCTGAAGCAGATGGAGGCTTCTGTTTCCAAGGTGCTGGAAACAGAAGCGGCAAGAGAAAAAGCAGAGGAAAAGCGGCAGACAGACACAGCGGCAGCCATACAGGAGGCGCAGGAGGCGGCAGAGATTGCCCGAAACGCCAAAGGCCCGCAGGGCCCACAGGGGGTTCGCGGGGAAAAAGGCGAGAAGGGTGATACCGGCGAACGCGGCGAAAAAGGGGATGCATTCACCTACGCGGACTTTACAGCAGAACAGCTGGCAGAACTGAAAGGCGAGAAAGGCGACAGAGGCGAGACGGGGCCGCAGGGGGAACGCGGAGAGAAAGGCGATACAGGAGAACGCGGGGAAAAAGGAGAGACAGGCGACACAGGCGAGCGTGGCGAAAAAGGTGCACCTTTTACCTATGCGGACTTTACAGAGGAACAACTGGCAGGGCTGAAAGGCGAAAAAGGCGACAGAGGCGAGACGGGGCCGCGAGGGGAACGCGGCGAAAAAGGCGACACCGGCGAACGCGGCGAAAAAGGCGAGACCGGAAAAGGCTTGACGATTCTGGGGAACTTTGCAACGGAAGCAGAGCTGCGGGAGAAGATAACAAGCCCCGATGCCGGAGACGCATACGGCGTGGGCGCGGCACAGCCTTACGACATTTACATCTACGACGGGAAGGCGCAGAGCTGGAACAACCACGGGCCTTTGCAGGGGGCGAAAGGGGAAAAAGGAGATCCATTCACCTATGCGGACTTTACAAAGGAGCAGCTGGCGGCACTCAAGGGAGAAAGAGGGCAGGATGGCTACACGCCGCAGAAGAATGTAGATTATTTTGACGGAGCAAGAGGGGAAAAAGGAGATCCATTTACCTATGATGATTTCACAGAGGCACAGCTTGCGGCACTCAAGGGAGAAAGAGGGCAGGATGGATACACGCCGCGGAAGAATATAGATTATTTTGATGGGGCGAAGGGGGATGCCTTTACCTACGAGGACTTCACGCCGGAGCAACTGGCGGCACTCAAAGGAGCAAAAGGGGACACAGGCACAGCAGGCCCCAAGGGAGCAGACGGCAAAAGCGCATACGAAACGGCGAAGGAAGGCGGCTACAGCGGGACGGAGAGCGACTTTTCTGCGGCACTGGCGGCGGCTGTGAAGGCAGGCGCGCTTGTGGACGATGTGACCGGGGAGAAATATCGGCTTGGGGTGGCAAACGGTGGTTTATATTATGTAAAGGAGGCTGAGGCATGAGCAATCCGATTTTTATTGCGAGACAGGATACGCTGGACGAGAAAATTATTCCCGCACAGCTTTTGAATGATTATAAGCTGCACGGAGAATACAGCTTTGTATTTCATACGCCGGAGCTGTGGCACAAGATGTGCACGCATGCTTACGCGGCAAACGACCAGAAGGTTAACGGGGATGCGTTAGAATATGTTCTTACAAAAGCCGCCCCTACGGGGTCGTACAGTTTATCAAACTGGATGGCGCTGCTCTGCGATACGGCAGAACAGGCGGCACAAGGACTGTATGCAGGGATTGAGACGGCTGGACAACTGGCGCAGAGCAGCGCCGCCATGGCAGCAGTATCAGGCTCTGAGATGGCGATGAATTCCATTTGTTCCGTGAAAACGGCACTGCGCGCATTTGCGGCAAGCAAGCATTGGAACAGCACCGTAAAGGAAAACGACATGGCAATCGCCAAAGCGGCGGTAGCTTTAGCGAACAGCAACGAATTTTCCGCCATTTCCAGCTGTGCGGAAATGGCGGAAAATTCGACAGCAATGTCTGTACTGGCTGCCAGCGAGACAGCAATGTCTGTACTGGCTGCCAGCGAGACAGCAATGTCTGTACTGGCTGCCAGCGAGACAGCAATGTCTGTACTGGCAGATAGTGCTACTGCAAGAACGGCATTGATGGGTTCGAGCTACTACGGGAAATATATGCAGAACGACACGATGTGCATTGCAAAATTGGTGGTTGGCTTTGCTAACCTTGCATCTGCAGGCTACTCCAGTATGGCTGGAGTAGCCGCAGATGCGACAGCCATGAACGCAGTCGCTGCGAGCAGCACAGCCATGAACGCAGTCGCTGCGAGCAGCACAGCCATGAACGCAGTCGCTGCGAGCAGCACAGCCATGAACGCAGTCGCTGCGAGCAGCACAGCCATGAACGCAGTCGCTGCTTCTACAACGGCGATGGATGCGCTTTATGCAAGAAAGAAGCAGATGAAGGGCGGCAGTGCAAGCAAATCGGGGAAATTTATTATTCTTGAAATTTCTCAAAGCAATGCTTTCAACACATCCAAATACGGCTATGCGACATTATCGGACGGCAGTAAGCCTGACTGGAGCAGCTATTTAGCAAAATATGCGTTTTTCCAGAAATATCCGAAATATGCAACATACATGCTAAACGATACGGATTCTGACGATTACATCTATTACTTTGACATTGCAAGTCCTTGATAGGGGGTGAAGGAGCATGAAAGGATTTTTGAAGGAATTGCAGGAGGGCAATGCCGCAGGCGGCTTTGAGACAGTGCGCACGGGGGAGGTTGCCCTCACGCCGAACAAATGGCATACCATGGCGGTAATCAGCGGAATGGGAAAGCTGCTGCAGGCGGATTTGTTTGGGTGTATTCCATACAATTCTTCAGGTGCGAATATTGGCGAAGGTGCTTGGGATATGCGTATTCTGATAGACGGAGAGATATTTGCCGATGTGCGGATGGCTGTAGCCAGTACTAATTATGGCATGGTTGGACATCTGCTTGCAACGGACTTTACCTACCTTTTGCCGAGCTTGGAAGGGAGAAATACGATCTACCAGCGGGATCTTTTCGGAAATTTGCAGGTAGGAAACAGTTGGGTCAATATTCTGGCGGAAAAGATTACGGAAGGAAAGGGTTTCAGCAGTTCCGCAACCGACCGGAAGGATGGTTACATGAACGTGATTCCGTTTATCGGATACCTTCCTTTTCAACGCTCTTTGGAGATACAGATGGCTTTTCTTTTTACGAATCCATCGGAGACATTGCCGGAGGGACGGCAGTGCCTTGGGAACGTGGACATTGCCTATCAATTAGACGAGAAATGAGGTGGAGCGGATGCAGAAGGAAGAAGCGCACGCAGGCAGCGTGGAGCGGCACTATAAAAACGGTGCTACGGTACGATTTTTAAAGGGCGAGCCGCCGAAGGAACAGGAGAAAGAGGAAGAGACGCTGACGGAGCAGGAGCAGGCAATTTTAGACACAGCAATCAATGTAGACTATTTGGTCTGCATGAAGGAATTAGAGATTTGAAAGGAGAGACTGCATTATGACATACGCAAGACTGAAAAAGCTGATTGAAAGAGGGGCTTACAAGAAGGAGGACATGCTGAACAAGCTGGATGTATTCCTGATGGCGAACCGCATCACGGAAGAACAGTATCAGGAGCTGATCGGCATGATGGGATGAAAGGAGACAGGCGCATGACAGGTACATTTTGCAAGGTAAACATGATTGGCGGCGCGCTTTTGGCGGCGATGGCGGCGGCATTGGGGAAATACTGGTTTCTCTTTGCCGGCTTTCTGGCGTTCAACCTCATCGACTGGCTGACAGGCTGGGCAAAAAGCCGCATGAAGGGGGAAAGCTGCAGCAAGGTAGGCGCAATTGGCGCGATGAAGAAGGTCTGGTACTGGGTGGTTATCGCAATCGCCTTTTACATCGGCTATTCCTTTGCGCAGATGGGTGAGACCATCGGCGTGGGGCTTGGCTTCATGCAATTTATCGGGTGGTTTGTGCTGGCGAACTATCTGGTAAACGAAATCAGAAGTATTTTGGAGAACATGGTGGAAATGGGCGTAAACGTGCCGCCTATGCTGATTAAGGGACTGAAGATTGCAGCGGAGCGGATTGACGCTGCGGCAAGCATCGGGGGCGAGGACGATGGCAAATGAGACGAAGGCATGCAGAGACATCGGCGCGCTTTTGCCTGCGGCACAGGCGGCGTGCAGGGCATTCCTTGCGGCATGCGAAAGGGAAGGGCTTGCCGTTCTGATTACGGAAACCTACCGCACGCAGGAGCGGCAGGACTACCTTTACGCACAGGGCAGGACGAGAGCCGGCGCGATTATCACATGGACGAGAAAGAGCCGCCACACCGGACGGCTGGCGTGGGACGTATGCAAGAACGTAAAGGGGCAGGAATACGCCGATGCAGCATTTTTCGACAGGTGCGGAAGGATTGCGGCGCAGCTGGGGATTACATGGGGCGGCAGATGGGACACGCCCGACCGTTCCCATTTTGAGGTAGCGAGCGACTGGAAGGAAAAGAGGGAGACAGAGATGGAAAAGCGTTACGAAACGCTTGCGGAGGTGCCGACATGGGCGAAGGAACTGGTGCAGGAGATGATTACAAGGGGATGCTTTGCGGACCCGAACCAGATGCACCTTTCCGAGGACATGCTGCGGACAATGGCACTGACAGACAGGCTTTTAAAAGCAAGGGAGGGAAGGAAATGAAAGAACCTTTAACATTACTGAAAAGCCCCAGAGACGAGCGGGACTGGCATTACGGCAAAATCGTATGCGCGGGGGGAGAGCTGCCGGAGAGGGTGAGCCTGCGGCAGAGCTGCGGCCCGATTCGCAGACAGGGCAAGAGCGGCTTTTGCCACAGCTTTGCAGGGACTGCGCTGAAAAATTTGCAGGAGACACTGGACTGGGGCGAGCGGAGATACAACTTTTCCCCTCTGGGGCTTGCCAGAGCGGTGAAGGCGAGGGACGGCATTGCATACACCGAGGGCAGCACGCTTTTAGACGTTTGCAAGGCATTATGCAATGATGGGGTTTTTGACGAGGTATTCTACCCCTTTACAAGCTACGATCAGGAGAGCTTCAAGAAAACAGGCAAGCTGCACTTTCCCCCCTTAGCGGTGACGGATGAGGAGGCAAAGCGCATTGGTCGTTTTTACTGCAGAAACTACGCGAGGGTGGACACACTGGAGGAAGTGAAGCTCTCTCTCGCCAATCAGAATCCCGTGCTTTTAGGGATGACCTGTTCGGAGGAAATCTATTCGCCCACAGAGGGATGCATTGGACTTCCTTTAGGGACATTCCTCATCGGCGGACATGCGGTGCTGATTATCGGCTACGATGACACGAAGGAGCGGACGATTCACGGCAGACACTACAAGGGCTTTCTGGAATGCCAGAACAGCTGGGGCGAGGACTGGGGCGACAAGGGCTTTTTCTGGATCCCCTACGAATACATCACCTACCGGACAAAGGACTTCGGGATGGGATTTGTGATGGACATGTACACCGCGATTGACCTTGCAAGGGAGAACCTGCAGGGGACGGCGGTGGAGCTTTTCATCGGGAAGGACAAGGCATTTGACGACGGGAAGGAGATTGCCCTTGACCAGCCGCCCATTGTAGACGAGAAAACAGGGCGGACGCTGGTGCCCCTGCGCTTTGTGGGCGAGAGCCTCGGATGCAGGGTGGAATGGCTTGCAAAGAGCCGCCGCATTATCATCCGCAGCAGGGCGCACGACATTGAGCTTTCCATCGGCAACCAGACGGCACTGGTGGACGGCGGCAAGCGGCTGATGGAGCAGGCACCCATCCTTGACGAGAGAACGGGGCGGACACTTGTGCCCCTGCGCTTTATTGCAGAGACGATGGGGCATGCGGTGCTCTGGGACGGAGAACGGAGAAAAATCACGATTCTTAAAAACTAAAATTAAGAAAAGCGACGATGCGGATCTGCAAAGTCGCTTTTTTCTTGCAAAAAAAATAAGGAGGTGAGATCTTGGCAGGCTATTATAACCCGAAAAAGGACTACGCGGCAGCCATCAAAGCAGAAAAGAACCCTGCGAAGCAGGCGCAGCTAAAGGCAGAGAGACAGAACAAGATTGATGCCATGAACGCCGCAGGGACGAACAAAAAGGGCTACACCAACAGCATTTACGGCGGCTCTTACAGCTCTTCCGGAAAGGGAAACTCTTCCTCCGGCGGAGGCGGAAAGGGAAATAGCAGCGGCGGCTATTTTGACAAAAATCTGGACTACGCGGCAGCCATCCGGAACGAGAAAGACCCCGTGAAGCAGGCGAAGCTGATTGCGGAGCGACAGAACAAGCTGAACTGGATGAACGCGAGCGGAACGAACACGAAGGGCTACACAAACGACATTTACGGCGGGATGCCGCAGGCAAGCGCACCGCAGGGGCAATACCGCAGCACGGACGCGGCACTGAACAACACGAACAAGGCGGCAATACAGCCGACAGCGACCACGCAGACCCAGACAGCGACTGCGGCAGAGGCGGAAAACCCGACCGCGCCGACCTCCTTCGGGAGCACGGACGCGGCGCAGCGGGCAGCCCTACAGGCTTACATCACAAGACAATACGCCCACCAGAAGGCGGAGAGCGGCGAGGGAACCTACAACGGGGACGGGAGCATGAGCCTTCCCGACCAGACGCTTTTAAAAAGCTATCAGCAGAAATACAACGAGGCGAAGGCGGCAGGCGACCAAGGCGGCATGACAGCGGCGCACAGGGCGGCGGAGAAGCTGAGGGACAACTACAGATATTATCCCTTAGCGAACAGCAACGGCTATGGCTTAGGCGAGAACGACATCGGCTGGGTGCGCGATCTGGTGGTACGCGGAGACGAGCTGGGGAACAAAATCGTAGACCAATACAACCGGGGGACGGTGACAACGACAACATACGATAAGGACGGCAATTTTGTGAACCGATACACCGGGGGGAACATTGCCGGACACGATGCACGGGTAGCAAAGGAGATGCAGAGAGTGAACGAAAGACTGGCAGGAAAGGAAAACAACACCTTCGCCTTCCGCCTTTCCGACCCGAATGATGTGAAGCTTTCCAATGCGGAGCTGATGGCAAAATACGGCGGCGGCATTACGGAGGGGAACAACGGTATCGGGCTTTACACTGCGCCGAACGGGACGGTTATGAAAACAACCTCCGGCGGCGGAGACAGCGGCATGGCGGCACAGCTTGGCGCACCTGCGGGATACAGCGGACAGGCGGCACAGCTTAACGGGCAAAGCGGATTCGGCTACTTCGACCCGAACAAGGACTATGCGGCGGCGATAAAGAACGCAAGCAGCACGCAGGAGATGGTGCAGCTGGAGAAGGAGCGGCAGAACAAGCTGAACTGGATGAACGCCAACGGGACGAACAAGGGCTACACCAACCAGATTTACAGCAATTACAACAACCTTTTCGGGGAAAAGCAGGAGATGCCCACATACGAGGGGATGACGAAGGACGAGCTTTTCGGCGGCTACAACGAGATGGCAGAGAGCCTTGCGGAGCAGCGGAAGGCACTGCTTTCCGCCGCACTGGCGCAGAACCGGACGGAGCAGGAGAAGGCAAACAGCAATTATGACGAGCTGGCAAGGCAGGCATACATCTTAAAGCGGCAGAATGAAAACGCACTGCCCCAGCAGCTTGCGGCACTGGGCATCAGCGGGGGCGGCAGCGAGAGCGCGAACCTTTCGCTTGCGGCGAACTATGAAAACAACCTTGCAAGCAACGAGCAGGCAAGACAGCAGGCATTAAGAGACTATGCATTGCAGGCATTGCAGGCGCGGACACAGGCAGACAGCGACATCAGCGGCTATTATGCGGACGCAAAGCAGCAGGCGATGAACGCATGGCAGAACGAGGCGGCGAACCGAAACAGCTGGAACCAATGGGCGGCAGGCTACGGGCAGCAGCTTAGGGAATACGGCGACAGCCTGAACAGCCAGACCTATCAGGAGAATCTGGCAAGCAAACAATATGCGGACACACTGCGGCAGCAGCAGATTGACCTTGCGCTGCAGATGGGCGACTACAAGAAGCTGGCGGCAATGGGCTATGACGTTAGCTATTTGAAGCGGATGCAGGATGCAGAGCTGGAGCAGCTTGCACTGGACGCGATGCTGACAAGGGCGAACATCGCTAAGGTGAACAGCAGTGTGACACGAGGGAGCGGCGGAGGGACAAGAAGCAGTAAAAAAGGCAGCGGAAACGGCGGCGGCGGCAACAGCAGCAGCAGTAGTAGCGGAACAGGGAAAGGGACAACGGATGTCAGTGCAGCAGGCTTGATGAAATTGCAGAACCTTGTGAATTACTACGGGACAAAAAGTAATCCGCTTGTGAATACGGCAATTCAAAATATGCTGAAAAACGGAACAATCAACGAGGCTACCTACAATGCTTTCCTGAAAACGATGAAATAACAGGCGGAGGTGCGGAGAATGGCTTGGTTATCCTTAGATGAACTGAAAAAATATGATGCGAAAAAGGAATTAAAAAAGATGGGGCAGGCGGAGAAATCCGCCGCCTCTTTGCGTTCCGGGGGGCAGCCTGTGGAGGTGGTGCGAGACACCGGAGCGAAAGACGCAGTGAAGAATCTGCTGGAACAGCGCAAAAAGAGCAGGGTAATCAGAAAAGAGATGCAGAGCATCGGGCAGGATTTGCGCAAGAACAAAAGCACAGACCTTGCGGCATACCGGAAGGCGGCACAGAAGCAGGCGGAGCTGCAGAAGAAGCTGCCAAGTGCAGCCTTTACGGCAGGACTGCTGGAAGGCATGGGCGGCAACACCAAGAACGCGGCGGTAAAGCTGATCGGAAACGATGCGCTGACGAAACAGAATGATGCGATACAGGCACTCTTTCAGCAGACACAGAACAACCACAAGGGCATGGCAACAGCAGGCAAGCTGACAGGAGAATTTGCCAAGGCAGGCGCAGGCTATATGACCATCGGCAAGGCGGCAGAGGAGGCAACCCTCAAGGGGGCAAGCGCGCTTGGCAGAAAGATGACGGCAAGCACAGCACCGGACATTGCGCAGAAGGCGGCGGCCAAAATTCTACTGAACCCGAAAAACGCTAAGGCGGCGAGAGTGGCGGCAGGACTGCTGGGACAGCAGGCGGCGGACACGATGGTGAACACGCCGATGACGATTGCGGCCGGCGTGGCAGACGGAAAGAGCCGCAGGGAGATTGCAAAGGACATCGGCAAGCAGGAGGCAACAGATGCGGCGTTTAATGTTGGGCTTGCGGCACTGGGAGCCGGGGCGAAGAAGGTTGGCGATGCGCTTGAGCCAAGGCTTGCGGCAAAACGGATTACGAAGCAGATTGAAAAAAGCATGACGGGACAGTTGCCTTCCAGTGACTATATAAAATTGGGTAAAACACCGGAAATTTTGAAAAAATACGGCATGATTGAAGGGGAAATGCTGATGCCGCAGGGCGTTGTGTCGAAGGTTGCATATCCTGCGGAATATAGGCAGGCACTGGCAAAGGGAACGGACATGAGCGAAAACCAGATTAAGAAAATACAAGGGCATGACCTTGGGTTTGAACCGATTCGACAGTTACCCAAGAAACTGAAAGATCCTGTGGCAATACTGAAATCCGATACACGAGATGGCAGCATTATTGTATTAACAGATATGGTTGATAAATATGGTCAGCCTGTTATTGTTCCGGTCAGGGTTGACCAAAATGGGTATAGTGAGTTTTCTTCAGTTATTCCTTCTATGTATGGCAAGAAAAGGTTTGCAGAGTTTATGAAAAACCAGCAGGGAAACATCCTTTACTGGAACAAAAAAAAGAATCTGCAACATTTCCCTGGCAACGGGGTCCAATTCCCCGAGCCGTACTCTGATGCAGATCCTATGCTTAGAATAGCACAGCGGAAGGGGATTGTCAATGCAGAGGAACTGAAAAACATTCAGAAAGGGCATAAGCTGCAGGCGGCAGAGGATATCAAAAAAGCGGATGCGGCGGGAAAGGCTGTGAACACTGCCAGAGAGGAGACGATTCAGGCGGCGGCAGAGAGCATGGCGGAGAACCGAAACGTGCTGGCGGAGAGGATGACAAAGGCGGAGCGGCAGAAGATGGAGGCAGAGCTTGCACAGCTGAACAGTGCAGAATACAGAAATGCGAAGCTGAAGGAAATCGACGAGAAAACGGGCGGCGACCCGAAGGCAATCCGCGAGGCAACAAGAGCCTTTGAGGAAAGAAAGCAGGAGCTTACCAAGCTGCTGACAACACAGGAGACGCTGCGGACAGAGAAGGGGATTTTGCGCGATGTGGCAGACGAGGTGAGCAGTATTTTCAATCTGCAGGGCAAGCGCAGCAGACAGCAGATTTCGGATGCACTGCAGCAGGTGATGCTTGAGGCAAAGGAAGGGAGCATCAGCGAAAAGACAAGAAATGAGCTTTTTGAACAGCTATTCCGGATTAGCGGAGAAAGCAAAACAGGGACATACGGACTGAAAAAGAAGCTGAGAGAGAAGAAACTCCTTCTTGGGGTGGACGCTGCGGCGGACATTGCGGACATTACGACATGGAACCACAAGATGAAGGGTGTGCTGGGGAAAATCAAGATTGGCAGAGACACCAACATTACGCCCTTTTACAACGAGCTGCGGCGAGATTTTCCCGCATACTTCCCCGAAGGGATTGACAACGAGGCAGAGCAGCTCTGGCAGATTCGCAAGATTGCAGAAAAGCTCAAGGGAAACATCGGACTGGAAAAGAGCGATTATCAGGCGAACTTTAACCGCGCATTGGACAGGCTGACAGACACGATGGCCGTAAAGAAGGCTTACGGGGAAAAGGTTGCCGCAAAGGCGGACGCAGTACATTCCAACCTTTTAGGAAAGATTGACTACGGCAAGGTGACAACAGACGAGGTGCAGGGCTGGCACAAGGAGAGATACCGCCTGCAGAAGGCAGCGGAGAGACAGAAAAACGCAGATCTGAGCGAGATGGAGAAAAACGTTCTGCGAGACATGCTGGACGGCAATGTGCCGGAGGTGCAGGCACAGAAATACCTTGGGCCGAGATATGCACTGGTAAAGCAGCAATACGATATTCAGAAGCCTTTGCACGATGTTGAGGAAAAAATCATTGAGCACAAAAGATTTGTTGCTGCCAAACGGCACAAGGAGGCGGCAGAGGTTATCGGCGATATTCACTTAAAGGAAGGCGCAGAGGAAGGCTGGAAGGACAAGGCGATTGCGCTTGGCTACGGCAGGGAGACACAGGAGCGAAACCTTTACGACATTGCCCCGAACGAGAAAAAGGCAAAAGAAATCATTGACTGGGCTTTCACCCCGATTCATGAAAACGAGAGAAAGCGCGTGCTGATGATTAACGATTCTGCACAGGCACTGGAAAAGCTTAAGATTGACACGAGGAACAATCTGGACATTCAGCTGCCGGAGGTGGACAAGAAGAAGATCAGCGAGAGCGCACTGGTGCAATATTTAGGGGAAAAGGAATTCGCCCTGCGGCAGGCGCAGGCAAGCGGTGCGCCTGCGGAAAGCTATGCTGAATTGCAGAAGGAGATTGCAAACATCAGAGAGCAGCTGCGGCCGGAGCAGCAGGAGAGAATTGACAAGGGGATCGTTTTTTTACAGAAAGCCTACAAGAAGCTGCATGGGATGGTTAACGAGGTGCTGATTCGCAACGGCTTTGACCCGATTGGCTACATTGACGGCTACTTCCCACACATGAATTTTGACGACCCGAAGGATCCTCTGCTGCAGATGGCACAGGCGATGGGGATTGACGTTGCGGCAAAGGAGCTGCCGATGGACATTGCCGGAAGAACGGAAACCTTCCGACCGAGAAAAAGATGGAGCGGCAACCTGCTGGAAAGAAAGGGAACACAGACAGACTATGACGCTTTGCGTGCCTTTGACCAATACATGGAGACGGTTTCTGATGTGATTTACCACACGGATGACATCGGACGGATACGGAGCATGGCAGAATATTTCCGATACAACCTTTCTGACGATGGGATTAAAAAGCAGATTGACGAGCTGCGGAAGAAAAAGCCGAAAACCGAGGAAGAGCTTGAGGAAATAAAAGACCAGATTGCAAAGAAATACGCAGACGGCGACAAAAATCGCAAGATGCAGAATTATGTGAACAACCTTGAGCTTTACGCAAATTTGCTGGCAGGGAAAAAGCATGACCTTGACAGGGCACTGGAAAAGCACGGAACAGGGCGTTCTTATTACAGGGTGATTGACAACATCAGCAATAAGGTTGCCGGAAACATGGTAGCCGGCAACATCGGCTCTGCACTGACGAACCTGATTCCTGCGACACAGAGCATGGCGCGAATGAGCATTGGCAGCAACCTGCGGGGGCTAAAGGAATCGCTTGTAAACATGGCGAAAAGCGACATGGACGAGCTGACGAGAAGGAGCGCCTTTCTTGCGACCAGAGGCGGCACAGAGCGCACCTACAAGAACTGGCTGCAGAAGCTGCAGGAAACGGGCGGCAATCTGAACCCTCTGCAATGGATGGAGGCGGCGGACAAATTCACCACGCAGGCAGTTTGGCGCAGCCGCTATTACGACAATCTGAAAAAGGGCATGACGGAGGATGCAGCTATTCAGGCTGCGGATGAATTTGCAAGAGGACTTTTTGCAGGCAGAAGCAAGGGCGCGATGCCTACGATTTTCCATTCAAAAGCAATATTCATCAAGCCGCTGACAATGTTTCAGCTTGAGGTAAACAATCAGCTTTCCCACATTATCAAGGACATTCCGAGAGAGGAACAGAAAAATGCCGTTGGGATGTTTCGGGCATACATGGGGATTGCGATAGGGGCTTACATCTACAATGACCTTTATGAAAAAATGACAGGCAGGAGAAGCGCATTAGACCCCATTGGAATTGCAAGAGAGGCTTACGGCGATGCAACGGGGGAAACCCTGCGGAACACGCTTGACATTCTGGGGGATGCCATAAGCGGAAACGGCTTAGAGCTGACGGAAAAGAGGGAGAAAAAAGCCCCCTCTGCCGTAATCGAAGGTACAGCGGAGGAAATTGGCGGAAATATTCCCTTTATCGGCGGGGTAGTATTCGGCGGCGGACGAACGCCTCTGCAATCGGCACAGCCGCACCCTCTTAGCTTTATCGGGCATATTGCGGATGCAGAAGCAGGAGAAGAAAGAAAGGAAAAGGCAACCGCAGAGATTTTGAGGGAAACGGCGATTCCTGTGGCTACTTACTTAAATCCCTTTGTCGGAGGCGGACAGGTGCGAAAAACCTTACAGGGCATCAACATGATGCGAAAGGGCGGCAGCTACACCCAGACGAACAAGGGGGAAAAGCTACAGTTTGCGGTTGACCAAGACAAGAAAACAAACTGGCTGCAGGCGGCACTTTTCGGGAAATGGGCAGTGCCGGAGGCACAGGCGCACATGGAGAAGAACCGGACATTGAGCGAAAAGAGTACGGAAACCTATGAAAAGCTGCGGCAGGCAGGGGCAAAGAACACCACAGCCTTTGAAAGCATCAACAAAATGAACCGAGAGGACAAGGGGAGAGACAAGCGCAGAGCGATTCGCAGCGCACCCCTGAGCGCGGAGCAGAAGGCAATCCTTTACAGAAGTATTCTGAAGGACGACCAGAAGGACAAGGAGATCCTGGACTACTTTAGCTGGACAAACAGCATGGGCGAGGTTGCAGACTACCTGATGCGGGCGGCGGACTATAAGGACAAAGCGGCCAAGAAGGCTGCTTTGCAGGATGCGAAGATTTCGGACGATGAGAAGGAATACATCTACATGGAAAAATTTGTGCAGGATAAAAGCAAGGAAAAAGAACAGAGCAGGATTCGAGCGTTGCGAGAGGCCGGCATTGGGATGAATGATTACTTGAGAATCCGAATGAAATATGGGCAGATATATGACTATAAGGATGCAGAAGCCAGAATGAGACAATGGTTGCAGGAGGAAGGCTTTAGCTGGCAGGAGCAGAGTGTAATCAAAGAGCAGTTTATTTTCTGGGGGATGCGCCCGAAGAAGTACAAGGGATAATTTTCTACACCACCATTTTGTTGACCGTAACAAAATGATAAGAAAATTTGCAGAAAAGGGGGTTTTTCTTTACACCCCCTTCTGCGAAACATGCTATAATGGCATTGCCGAGACAGAAAGCTGTCAGGTTTCTTTCTCATTACGCTGTGGAGCAGCATTTTTTTCCCCTTGCCGGGGCAACCCGGCACTAACGCAGCAAGAGAGTGGGCACGAGTGAGTGCGTCGGTTCGATTCCGGCAGCTGCGAAGAAACCCTATCTCCTTTAAATTGAATATGCCCCGATGCGGCATTGCGGGGCATCTGGATTCTTAGCTCAGTTGGTTAGAGCATCCGGCTCATAACCGGACGGTTCTCGGTTCGAGTCCGAGGGGATCCATTGAATGTACTCCGGTGACCTTCGGGCCCGGGGTCTTTTTTTATGGAACTTATCAGAAAA